TAAAGCAATGCACGCTAGGATAATAGCTAAAACAATTCCACAATTGTAACTCGTCGATTGGCATATCCGGCACTTCGGATCTAGAAAAACGTTCTTGGAAAAACGCGCTGATAGGCAATCTATAAAAGACCGCACCATTCGGTAACATCGCATGAAATAAGAGCGCTTTCCCGCTAAGACTAGCGATGCCGAAGACCACACATTCCTCACTTTCACCATGATGTTCTTTAAAATCATAAAGATACTCCTTCCTTATCTTGCAATAGATTGGTGGTATATCTGCATTCAAATAAGCCATAGTTCCCCATATTATTTAATTTCGCCCCAGTTAGGACCTTTTTCATAATCAACTTTATTAGGAACTTTTAGTTCTACTGCATGTTCCATTATTTGTTTTATTTTATCAGCTTGCGCTTCAGATTCAATCGAAAAATCTAATTCATCATGTATTTGTATATGTGCTAATAAACCTTCTTTATATAGATCAACCATTGCTTTTTTAGTCATATCTGCAGCTGATCCTTGTATAAGTTTATTTAATGCTTTGTATGTAAAAGCTCTACGTATAGGATTTCTATACCAATAATTTTTCTTTGGTTTACCATCTGCATCTTTAATAACATTACCATCATCATCTAATTCATGTGGTCCCATTTTTTGTAATTCTAATATTGTATTATGATCTTGTGCAGGAACAAATGTACCCCAATCACTTCCTCTAAGTATTGGTTCATACTTAGGAAATCTACAACGTCTACCAAGTAATGTTTTTATTCTACCATTATCTTGTGCTGCTTCCATAACACCGGTCATTAACTCTTTTACAAAAGGTACTTGATTATGGTATTGATTAAATAATTCATCTGCTTTTTCTTTTGTTGCACCTAATTCATTTTGTAATTTAGCTTTACCCATTCCATAAAATAAACCTAAGTTAATTGTCTTAGCTTCTTTCCTATCTATTTTAGCCATGTCAGCAACAATTTGATGAAAGTCTGTTGATGGATCATTTTCATATGAATCTGCAATTATCTGTGCTGTATCATAACCAAATCTCAGTGCGTAGTGTGCAACAAGTCTTGGTTCTTGTTGTGAGTAATCAAATGTACCCCAGGTACAACCTTGTTCAGGTATAAATAAACTTCTTATTAATGGTCCTGTATCTGGATCACGTGCAGGTATTTGTTGTAGGTTTGGATTAGAATAACTAAATCGTCCTGTAACGGTACCACCATCATCAGATCGTATTTGATTTATATCTGCATGTATTCTACCATTATACTCATGTTTTAATATGGTATCTATAAATGTTGTTCTAACCTTGTTTATTTTTCTAGCTTCTGCTATCATACGAACTACAGGATTTGTATGAGAGGAAATAAAATTTTTAGTAAATGAAGGAGAGTCAGTCTTTTCAGTACGGCTATAAGGTAGCTTCAGTTTGTCAAAAACTTCTGCGATCGATCTTGCTGCCCATATCTGAGTATCTACTCCTGTTTCTATTTTTATTTGTTGTAATAGGTTTTCTTCTTTTACTGCCATTGCTGTTTTTAATTGATTCGCTTTTTCGATATCTACCCGCACCCCTAGGTGACGCATATCAACTAGGCAAGGGAAAAGATCAGTTTCGAGATTAAATATATTTTGTAAATCGTCTTCTATAATTATTTTTTTAAATAAATGCCAAAGTTCTAAAGTTAGAGCTGCGTCTTCTTCTGCGTATGCTCCTACTTCACTTGCAGGCATTTTCCACATATCTGCTTTAGGATCTAGTCCACGTTCTTTTGCTGCGTCGTTAAGTAATTTTTCATTCTTACCTTTATTTAAATATACCCAAGACAAAGAATTTAATGTAAATGAAAATCTATTTTCATCAATCAATGATGCGGCAACCATAGTATCAATAATTAAACCATTGATTTTTATACCTAAATTACGTATCCAACATACGTCATACATTGCATTATGAAATATTTTTGTAGCAGGTGATTCACAAATATCTTTAAACCATCTTAATACTCTATCTCTGTCCATGTTTGGACCTGTACCGTGTGCTATTGGAAAATAATTTTTATATCCATCTACAGCAACAGCTATACCTACGACTTCACCATTACCAATAATAGAACCCGAACCTTTTGTTTTTAAGTCTGGATCCCTAGTCTCTAAGTCAATTGCTATTTCCTCTGCTTTTCTTAAATCAGGAAACTCTGTAGGTGCTACCCATTCTGTAGTTGGCATTAACATTATTTTTTCCTTTTCATGTCTTTCATCTTTTTAATTTCTAATTCACAATAATGAATTATTTTTTCTAAATCTTGTATGCCATTTTTATTCATATAACGGCATACATATTTAATAACATTTCCTTGAAAAAAAGAAAGGTCATTTTTAGAAATGAATTCATAGGGTTGAATGTTAAAATCTTTATAATGATTCCCGCCTATCTGCTTATCTTGTGGAAACGCACTTTCGAACATATTTTTATTTGTCATTTTTATTTCCTTTCTTAAAATTTTTAATAAGTCCTTCAACTATTTCTTCTGGAGTTCCTCCATAAGTAAATATTTGATTATTTAATATATAAGTAATAAAATATGTATTACTATTTTCTTCTTTTTCTACACTTTTTATATTTATCATTTTTTTCTCCTGTATTTAGTTAGTGTGGCAGTTGTTGGTTTAACGATCTTATATCCAATGATAGGGAGTCCGAGAAAATCGAACCAACTTCGTCCGTTAGAACCTGATGCTGCCAATCACCAGTAAAGGGCATCTCGCTCCCAATCGGTTTATATACATTTGTATATAAATTCTTATAAATGTTTGTATTCATTTCTTTTTAATCTTGCTTTCAATTTATATAAATTATTTCTTGTACGTGTAGATCCAACATACCAAACTCTATGTTCTTCATCGTGTTTATCTTGACTCTTCTTAATTGCTTTTTTAATTTTATCTCCCATATCCAAACAAAGAATTATATTGTCTTCTTCACCACCTTTAGCTGCATGAATAGTAGACACCTGAATACGTGCATCTTCATCTAAATTTTCACCATTATCTAATAAATGTTTTATATATTCTCTTTCTTTATAATCTGTTTCTTTAAATGCATCGAACCAACTTATATTTTTATCCCATTGTTCTTGTTTTAAACCTGTAAATTCAACAATGTCTTTTATCTCTTTTTCCTCTAATTCAATTCCTCTACACCATGAATTGTAGTTAACAGATGCATTATAAATTCTAACTTTAAAACTTTTACCTTTATTAGTTTCATAATATAAATTTCTTTTTCTTAATTCTTTTGTCATTCTATTTAATCTAGAAATAGTTCTTGTTTGTATTAGCCATTTACCTTTTGTTAAATCTACTTGATCTAAATTATTTATTCTTTCACTTATACCTTCGTAATCTCTTGGATAATATTGTTTAAGTTTTCTTTGTCCTATTATGTTAGTTAAAGGTACCATAGATTGTTCTTGTACCGCTCTAGATATTCTTTTAGAATATTTTAGTACTGTTTCTTTTGCAGGTTCATTTATGAATCTGTTTACATCTGCACCTGCCCAAGCAAATATAGCCTGGTCATCATCACCTGCTAGGTAAATATCATCTGCATATTCTTTTAATTTATCAAATAACTTCCATTGTAATGGAGATAAGTCTTGTGCTTCATCTATAAATATAACTTTAAATCTTGGTAAATCTTCTTTGTCTATTAATTGATTTATCATATCATTAAAATCTAATTTTTCTTTTACTCTTTTGTATTCTTTTAAATTGTCATCAATGTTTTTTAATATTGAAAATCTTTTTATTTCTTTTCTATTGTGTTCATTTCTATCGTATTCTTCTCTTATGGTAATGTCTCTATTCATAGCTCTGCCAATCATTTGAAAGTATGGACTATCGTTGTTTAAATAAAATATTTCTTCTCTATTATATTTATCATAATATTTAACTCTAATATTTAATTGTTTACCTATCTTTTCATAATCTGATGGCTGCATTACTTTTTTAGTATTTAAATCTAATTGATCAAAAGCAAATGAATGTATGGTTCTAAAATAATATAACTTATCATTATCGACTGGCATTCTATCCCTAGCAACTTTCGCTGCTTTTTTAGTAAATGCAAAATATGCAATACTATCTAAAGGTGTGCCTATTCTTATATATGCCTTAGCTCTACTAATTAGTTTATGGGTTTTACCTGTACCTGGAGGACCAAAATATTTATATATCATTATACAATGTCCTTCGTGCTTTCTACTTCCATAATTTCTTCTACTTCTACCTCTTCTTCAAAAAGATATAATGGTATTTTTGCACATCCATTTACACCTGGATATGGTTCATTTGTTTTTTTATTAATGCCAGGAAATCTTTTCTTTTTACCAAACTCTGGTTTAGGTAATTCCTCATCTTCCTTTTCAAACATTTTAGTAATCATGTAAGAAGTTCTTGATGCATCTTTTTTCCATTCATTTTCTTTTAAAAAATTATAAAATTCATCATATATAAACCATGCATATGTATTATCTTTTAATACATTACCACTTTGAAATGAATTAAATGTTGTTGCCTGAGGCCCGTTAATATGTTCCTGTAATAACTTTTTAAGTATTTCAATTGGCCTGGTCCCTGGAGCCGGTTGTATTGTATCCACACCATCTAACAATGCATTTATCATTTCATAAAATTCCATAGCTTTAATTGGTGGAGGAAATACATCTGCTTGTGCCATAATTAATCCTCTTAATTCTTTTTGATCTTTTATTTTATTTACATCTTTTGCATGTACAGGAACAGATTCACCTTTCTTATTTTCTACGGTAAAATAATATTCAGGATCTGGTTTAAAATCTATTTTCTGTAAATTATTCATCAATGGCCAATTAACTTTTTTATCAGATATAATTCCAAATTTTCTTTTTACACATTCTGATTTAACGCAAACAGGTGCAAGTAATTCATCAGTACAAGTGTGACCTTTAGTTTCTTTTTCCCATTGTTTTATTTTCATTTTAATATGATCATCTGTCCATGTTGCATTAAATTCAAAATAATTTCTACCTGCTTGTAATACTTTATTCTTCCAATCATCTGAATATTTCTTTTTAGCAAACACCATATAGTTATATAAAAATCTATCTCGACCATCTTTCATTTTATTTTTTGATAAAATTTCTAAACAAGGTGGACCATCTTTAAATTCTTCTGCACCACCAGTTAATTCTTTTTTAATTATATTATCAGATATATTTTTTAGTTGTTCTGCAGTTTGTTTATTTAATTCAATGCAATTTAAAAATATTGCAAATGGTATTTCTTTTCCTGAAGGATCTATTGCAACTCTTTCAGTTTTACCAAAATAAGGTAAATTTATAAAGTTACCATTTAATTTATTACCATCTGTATCATCTCCTAGTTTTGTTTGTTTAGGAAATATTTCTGTATTAATTGGTAGTTTAAATAAAAATAATACTTCTTCTAAAAAATCTTTTATTGTTTTTGCTTTTACAAATTTTTTTGTAAATACATATAAGTGAAGGCCACCACTTTTAGATTTAATTGGTATAAGAGGTAATTGTTTTTCTTGAATAATATCTAAATAATATTTTATATCTAAATTTTTATATATCTTTGGATCAATATCTATTGCACCAAATCGTGCTAAACCATCGTCATTACAAGGTTGTATACCTATTGATTTTGTTCCATCTAAATGTTGTTGATAATCTAAATCAGTAATTGTTTTACCTGACCAACCATAGTCACCTGATCTAAATTTTATTTTACCTGTATCTGGATCTTTGTAACCATTACTAATATTACAAAAACCAAAGTTACGAGTTAAACCAGTAAAATGGTCTTTAAATTCTTTTTGTAATTCCTGCATTCATATTTCCCTTTAATTATTTTAAGAAGGCGGTTCCAGTCTCCCGGTACCGCCTTCTCTTCGAAGTATTCACTTAGTGAATTAGACAATATCTGCAGTCTTAGATTTTTCGCTTTTCTCATACTCAGGTTGCGCTTGACCTTTAGACACAGAATTTTGAAATTCTTGTGCCATTAAATAAAGATCAGCATCCTCTTTCTGAGCGACATCTAAAGCTCTCGCCATAGATGGTTTATAGACATGCCAACTTTTACTTCCTGCAACCTTACTAACAGTTTTTAAATTATAAACTGCTGCATATGCTGCCGGATTGTAAACACCTTTGTCATCCTTAAATCTAAGATTTTTAATCAACTGATTTAATTCTCTTGCAGGTGTTAAGTTAGATGATCTCATAGTAATCACTGCAGGTCTAGGTTCTTCACCTAAAACAATTACATAAAAGTATGCAGTTTTTTCTAAGTAATTACCATTTGATAATCTATACTTACCGTTCCTTTCTTCAACAGCATCATCAGGTATTGATAAATGTGTTGCAACAGGTGGAGCTGCGGTGTCTCCCATTTCCTGCCATTCTGGATATCTTGTTTGCACGTGTGCAACAATAATATCCACACCTTGTTGACCATCTATTAATGTACCAAGACCTTTTGCATAGATCATACCAGGTTGAGAACCTTCTACGTACTTTGCATTACTCTTGTTACACTCAGGTGATAGTTGGTGTAGGATTTTTAAAATCGGTGTTGACATATCGTCCGATTTTATTTCTTCGCTACCTCTACCAGAATCACTTCTTAGGTTGATAGTAGCCAGTGCACCCGCACTGTTCTTCTTTGTCATAGCATTTGTATTTGCCATCATATTACCTCGTATTATTTATTATTTATTTTTTATTTTTAAAATGCGTTTGACTTCCATCAAACGTATTAAATAGTTCTTCAGGAACTTCACGACCTTTGTCTTTCCATTCCTTCATAACTACTTTGAGTGTCTGTGGGTGAACTTTCTCCTCTTGGATAGGTTCAAACCCACTAGACCTCGCAAGGCTGACGTAATCGACAGCCTTGTTATCTTCGCCTTGGCCAAATGATACAATAACATTATTTTTTACTATATCACCTAGACCTTGGTCACGAAGCCATGTAATCGCCTCTGCTTTTTTGTCAGCTTTTACTGAGGCACTATAAATTTTTTTGACAGATAATTCTGAACCATCTCGTAATTTTAAACTAGATAAGTTCATGTCATCCATTAATTTTGGAATAACCATACAGCTAAAGTATTTTTCATCTTCTTTTAAATCTTTAACTTGGTCTTCTAAGTTTTTAATTTGTTGTTGGATTGATCTTAACTTTTCAACTTCTGTTGAAAGTTTATCCGGGTCAATGCTTGTAGATTGATCGGGTGCATCTTTACGCAAGTCTATTATCATAATATATTACTCCTTTGGTTTTTTTCTTTTTGACTTTCATGCCTGTAATTATAAGGACTTAAACTTGATTTGTCAAGTTTTATTTTTGAAAAATATCTATCTCGATTGGATAATAAGTTTTTTCTTGTCGATCCCATTTTAGTAATTTGTATTTACCATTTGTTACATCAGATACAACTGAACATACTACTCCAATAATTGCAGGATCTCCTGATAATAATAAGTAATCATCGGTTGTATAATCTTTTAAAAGTGTTTTTAATTTTTGTATTAGTGGACCAGGTGACATAATAATTTGACTTTTTTCTGGCAGAAGTGAGACAATTTGTCCAAACTTTGACGCACCTAAAATATTATATTTTGGTTGTCCTATAGACGTTCCAGGTATTTCTTGTGTTAAATAAACTTTACTCATTGACTTTTTCTTTTTTGATATTATTATAGCTAATAGAAAGAAAAGTAAAGGTTATATATTATGAATTATAAATTTAAAACTAAGCCTTATGGGCACCAATTAGATGCATTAGAAGCATCATGGAATAAAACAAATTTTGCTTATTTTATGGAAATGGGCACAGGTAAATCTAAGGTATTGCTAGATAATTCTGCAATGCTTTATGATAAAGGCCTTATAAATGGGTTGCTGCTTATAGCACCTAAAGGTGTATATAAGAATTGGTATGACTCAGAAATTCCTACGCATTTACCTGATCATATAGAGAAAAAAGTTGTTCTTTGGAAAACATCTGACAAATCAACTAAACAGAAAAAAATATTAAATACACTATTTGAAACTGGAACTGATTTTCATATTTTAATTATGAACGTTGAATCATTTAGTTCCGGTAATGGTACGGAGTTTGCTAAAAAATTTTTATCGTGTCATAAATCAATGATTGCTATTGATGAATCAACTACAATTAAAACTCCAACATCTAATAGAACTAAAAATATTTTATCTCTCAGAGAGTTAGCTGATTATAGAAGAATACTTACAGGTTCACCGGTAACTAAATCACCTTTAGATTTATTTTCACAATGTCAATTTTTAGACCCGTGGTTATTAAATCATGATTCTTATTGGACATTTAAATCAAGATATGCTGTTACCAGAAAAATTGAAGTACAAGGTAGACGAGTTGAAATAATTGTTGGCTATAGAAATCTTGGAGAACTATCTGATATGATAAAACCATTTTCAAAAAGAGTATTAAAAGAAGATTGTTTGGATTTACCGGAAAAAACTTATGTTAAACATTATGTTGAACTTACACCTGAACAGAAAAAAGTTTATCAACAAATGAAACAAGAAGCCATTGCATTTCTTGATGGTAAAATGCAATCTTCAGCTACAGTCATGACTCAGTTAATGAGATTACATCAAATTACTTGTGGCCATTTCACTGCTGATGATGGAACTATAAAAGATTTACCGTGCTCTAGATTAGGTGAACTAATGAATATATTAGAAAATATTGAAGGTAAAACTATTATTTGGTCTCATTATACACATGATGTTAGAAGAATAATTAATGAAATTAAAAAAGTATATGGTGAAGAATCTGTTGTAGATTATTATGGTGCAACCGATACTGATGCAAGATCAGCTAATATTAAAAAATTTCAAACAGATGATAAATGTAGATTCTTTGTTGGAACTACACATACTGGCGGATACGGTATTACCTTAACTGCAGGTAGTAATATGATTTATTTTTCTAATGGTTATGATTTAGAAAAACGTCAACAGTCTGAAGCCAGAATAGATCGTATAGGTCAAACAAGAAAAATGACTTATATTGATATAATGTCTTCAGACACTATTGACGAACGTATTGTTAAAGCTCTTCGTAATAAAGTAGACATCGCAAATACAATTATGGATGAAGACTTTAGAGAATGGATTTAAATTAATTCAAGAATAAATTAAATAATCCCGTTAGAGTCAGGATTGTAGTAAATGCACCGCCAATAATCCAATATAATAGTCTATCAGTTTTCTTTTCAATATCTTCTATTTTAGAATTTATCTTGTCAATATCTCTATGTAAATGATTGATGTCTTTTTTCACGCCTTCTATGTGTCCATATAATGCCATTAAATGTTCCCCTGTATCTTCTGGATGTTTGCCGTTAGCCATTAGAATTCAACCCCCGCTGAATAAAAAACCCAATAGTTTGATACTATCTGACCGCCCAAATAAATCATTATGCTATACCTCTTGATCTCAGTTTAATCATTTTCTCTTCTTCGGATAATAAAGCATTCTCAGTTGGCGTCAAGCCATTCATTGTGGCCCCTGAAGCCGGCATCATTGCTGTTTGAATTACTTGTTGATCAGGCATTGGTGTAGTTGGTAATGGTGGAGTTTGTGGTTTTTGAGAAACTTGTTGAGGTTCTTGTTCTATGGTTTCATCTGGTTTCTGACTTTGTTTATCAATAACACTTGGAAGTTCTTTATTAAAATATCTCTCTAAGTCTTCATCGGATAATCCAAGTGGAACACCATTCCATTTACCCACTATTTCTTGCATCTGTGCTAATGGAAATACATCTTCAAATTTTAAATCAGGATATGTTTCTAATAGTTTTCTATAAGATTTTTGCGTTATATCTGTATACTCTTTAAATCCCGGTATGTTTGATGGTCTATATCTATTTGCAAATAGATACTGCATTGTTTTTTTACCAAAGTTTTGTCTATCTTTAAACTGTAAAGCTATTTCTCCTTTAGGAAATAATCTTTCAGCTACTTTTAAAAAATCACTTACTCTACTCATTTCTCTATATCTATTTCTTTGTAATAATTCCCATTGTTCTAAAATATTTGTAGGATTTCTAAATATTTTATTTAAATCATAGGTGCTCATTTTAAAAGTACGATCCGCTGCCTGTAATCTATCACTAAAATCACCTATAATATAAGTCATAGCTGTTTTAGGATTTTGTTCAGTAATACCAATACCAAGAAACATTTTTAATAGTTCATTTGTAGTATTATATTTATCACCTGCTGTGTTAACTTCTTCATCATAAGCGGATAAAACTTTACCTGCACTTCTAAATGTAGTTGGATTAATGGTTTGTATTAAATGATTAAATATTTTGCCAACCACTACATCATAAGGTTCATTAGCTGCATCATATATTATTTTATCTTCTTTAGTTTTACCACCTCTTGCACCTGGAATAAGCGTCCATTTAGGAGTTACATCTAATATTGCTTCTGTTAAAATGGACTCAGTAATAAATGGTTCAAATATTTGTGTTAGTGCACCATTCTTTTTTTCTTCATAATCATAAAACATTGATTTAAAAAATCTTGTAAACATTGCTTCGTCACTTTTATCTGG